TTTGGTCCTAGTGATTGTACTTTCTCTATCTCTTCGGCAGTTGAGGACATAAAGTCCAGACTCAAATCTGGTAAGCCAGTTTGGAGCCTTGACCTTAAATCAGCAACTGACCGTCTACCAATCGAATATACGCTTTCTGTGTTAGAGGATCTTTATGATAAAGATTTCGCTGACACTTGGAAGCGTGTAATGGTTGATAGGCCTTATTCGATGCCAAAATCGAGGAAACCTACACCTTCTGATGAAGTGTATTATGCTGTTGGCCAGCCGATGGGGACTTTGTCCTCATGGTCAGCCTTCACGCTAACACACCATGCCATCGTCAGGATGTGTGAATCCCGATCTGGTCTTAAGGTCGGAAAGAACTACTACATCTTGGGTGATGACATAGTTCTTTTTGATGAAAGGCTAGCAAAGGAGTACTCCGACTTCATGAGGAAATCTGGAGTGGCAATTTCTATTGCCAAATCCTATTCTCCGAATGAATTCGGACGTAGTGGTGCAGAATTTGCGAAAAGGTTATTCACACGTGAAGGTCACGATGTGAGTCCCCTACCACTACGTCTCATTAAGCATGGTCGACCTGGAAAGATCGCCTTCCTTAATGAAGTACTTCTTCGGCACTGTAACTTGGCAGGCTTGAAATCATCTGACTTAAATCATTTGGTTTCCCGTTCTGACTTAGTCACAGCTTTGATCATGTTTGAAGACTACTCTCATACGGAATCCGTATGGAATGAAATCTTCAAAATGGCAAAGGGGCTAGACCACAACTCTAGGGAACTTGTGCCATTTGGCGTACCATCTGGTACAAGCGTATTCCCCAACATGAGTTTGGTAGTCCAGGCTTTGCGCAGATACTTTGAACAGTATCTGTCAAAACTGCCTTGAGTAACCTCAGGACAATTTGGTGAACATTTTCACAAATTATGACTGAGAAAACTCAGGACTTTGCGGGTCAAGCCTAATCCGCTTAACCCATCCAAGCTCACCGATCCACAGTCTGTCTACGACCATTCAAATGCAGTTAGCTTTTGAATATTAGTAGAAGAGACAACTGGGAGGTGAGGCCCTAGCCCTTCAGACCTTTTGGAGTCAAATATTATGTGGTGATGTGTCGGGTACTGTAGTTTCAAGGACTTCGTGTCCTTGGTGTACCCGAGACCATCTGCACTATATTATTTGACTAGGAAGAGGAGGACGCTCAAGAAACTTGGGCTCCCCCATCTTTCTGGATTTCCGGACCTTTCCAAGGACATCAGCGATGATGACCTGGAACAGTTATGGAGGTTTCGCTGCTCAAACCCGAAGCTAAGCTCGAGCTGGGCAGACTCGAAGGTAGAGGGGGATTCGTTCCCCTCTATCTAGGTGCTGCAATGAATTGAGTGCCTGAACCGAATTGGTTCAAGGGCAGCTCATTCAGAG